CAGTCATCCCGATCTTGCAAGAGAACACATGGAAAAAAGTATCTCACTGCTTGACCAATTTAACCTGCTTCATATAAATGACAGCATACCTCAGATTGCCAATTATGCAATGTTCCTGACAAAACAGCAGGAACCCGAAAGAGGAATCTCCGAATTGCAAAAATTATCCGGCATCATCAAGGAATACCATTCCGATGACTGTCTGGATTATGCCAAAGTACAGGAAACCCTTGGAACCATTTATCTGATGACTGCCAATCTTCCGCAAGCCAAAACACATTTTAAAAGAGCTTTCAAAATATATGAAAAGATCTGGGCTGATGAACCAGAAATGATTGAAGCAAAATATCAGGAAATTCAGGAGTTATATCCACAGATTGGATTTTCCATTGGAAAAACTCTATCCGGTCTTTTAACAAAATAAGTACGGAGCTTAGACTTAAACTGATTTGTTATTTTCATCTTTTCTTCTTCCCACAGTTATTACAATAATATTCGGTTTTTCTTTTGGTATAATACTGAGCTTTCTTTCTACCTCCCTTATGAGAGAAGATTGCTCTACGAGGACGTTGCCTATATTCATAAGAATGTACAGCAACCCATTCATGATAACCCAACTTACATCTAAATGTCACCAGTAGTTCTTTCCCTTTTCTTACTATCGGCATCCGGGTTATCTTTCTTCTTAAATTGCTCATCCAACTTACTACCATATACTTCGTCATATTGTTTACGTTGTTCCTTGGTAAACTCTGTACATCTTTGCCTTTCAACATCACATTTGAATAATGCTCTACCGGAAGGAAGACCATCTCTCTGTACTACTATCTCGGCTCGAAGAATATTATCCTTCTCTTCTTGCTCGGTAGAATTAAGACCCATGATAACTTGGGCATTACGTACAATAGCAATTGACCCAGAGATATCATTCTCATCATATCGAGTAAGTCTATGTTTTTTACCTTCACGAGTAATATGGTGAGCAGTCCATATAATATCCAAGTGTAATTCTTCTGCTAAGTTTTGCAGGTCTACATATACATTGGATATTCTTTCGAAATCTTCTCTGTCTCTAGATATTGATGCAAGTTTACCTGCGTAGTCAACCATTAGTACCCTTATATCTATACCCTGGTTACGCAATTGAATTATCTTTTCCCTGATATATGTGACATCGGTAATCATTGCAGGAACCCTTTCAACTACCAATTCAACTCCGAACCTTGCAAGCTTTCTTAAATGCTTTGCCTCGAGTTTATCATATTCACCTGAGTATAATTCTTTCTTGGTTTTATTAATACTTGATTGAATGAAACGGTCCATGATTTGGTCCTGACCATTTTCTGTATCTATGTATAATAC